CCGCACAAACTCGGCCGGATTGACCACCAAGCCCCAGGTTTGCATGCGCAACAGCACCGCGATCTGTGAAGCCACAAACGCGGCTTGCTGCTGGCACTGCTCCTGCTCAGAACCAACAATCACTCGTGCCTCAAAGCGAGCCTCCAGCGCCGTCTCACCGGTGAGCTGATCAATTCCGGGTTCCAACTCTGTCAGCTCAATCACCACGGCGGGAAGAGCAACATGCTCAAGCATGTGGGGCATGGTGCTCACAAAACGCAAACCGGGGATCGCATCGATCACGTGCTGCTCTATTGCGTCATAGAGCTTATCCAGGCTAAACGGCTCTTCAGACACTGTTCGCTCCTCGCAGATACTTCTGCAGCTCAAAGTTCAGCTCTTGCTCCAGCACCACCAGCAGGCGCTCGTCGGCCTTCGCAACCCACTGCTCGAACTGCGGCCGGACGTCATCCAGCGACACTTTGGCCTTGGCCAGGGGGAAGCGGTTGTCGTTTTCGGCAACGAAGCCAGAGCGCCGTTTGCCCTGCCGTGTCTCGGGGTAGTCCGTCGCGTTGAAGTGTTTGCTGCCGGTACGAATCCAGATATCGGCTTGCCCGCCATAGACCTTCTTGAAGAAGGCGCCCTGATACCGCCGCCCAGCGACCGACACGCCCGAGCGGTTTTGACGCGCTCGCCCGATCCGGCTGGACTCAATGGGGTTGATCCCAAACCAGAGCTTGCCCTGGCCGTTGCCGTTGATGGGGTAAGCCCGCAGCCGCTGGCGAACCGCCGCAACGGCAATCCGCTCCTTGCTGCTGACAGCGCGCGCAATGTGCGTGCGCAGCCAGCGTAAGGTCTTGTTGATGGCCCGACGCTGAGCAGCGGCTGCGGCTTTAGGCACCAGCGCCGCAAAGTCTTTGAACGCCTGCATATCGGTGGCCGATGGCTGCAGGGTGATCATGCCGCCAGTGGCTGACTGCTTGGTGTAACTGCCGACGCTCATGGGTTGATCCTCAGAATCAAAGTGACCAGACCATCGCCACCCGGCTCAACTCGCACCAGGGTATAGAGCCCCCCGCCATCGTGGGCCGGCAGATCCACCCGGACCTGCTGACGTTCGATCACCCCTTCGGAGTCCGACACACGAATCACCAGGTGCGGCTCACGCAGGCCGGTGTTAATCCGGCCGAGCTTGGGCTGTAACCAGGGGGCTGAGAATATCCCCAGCACCTCGCGCCCGTCGATGGTGGCCGTGTCACCCAGCGCCTCAAACACCGCGTCGTCAACGCCGGCCATCAGATCGCGAATACCCACAGCTACATCTCCAGCAGGATCTGCGCCAATGGCCGCGTGCACAGGTGCAGTGGGTTGGACTGAGCTTCGCCGGCAATGCCCTTGTTGAACGGCAGCGGCTCGATCTTGCTGTAGTACGGGATGCCCTGAGTGTTGACCGTTTCCATATAGTCCGCAGGTGCGAAGGACGAGACGTACAGATCCGGGACGCCTTCGGGGATCAGCAGAGCCTTATCGTCGTGGACGAACGAAACACCTGCCACTTTGCCGCGATAGCGCTCCCAGACGATCCCGCCGAATTCAAAGCTTTCACGAGCATCGCCACGCAGCGATGCAGCTTGCATAGTGTTGAGGTAGGTCTCTTTGACCGACCGATGCGCGATCAGCTTGTTCCAGAAGTTCTTGCCGCAGAAGGCACGGGAGCCGGTGCTGGTGATGCTGCCCAGCGCTTCCTCTTGCATGTCGAGCGCCTCACCGGCGCGAACACGCAGCTCAGTTTCCGGGTTGCCCAAGCCCATTGGCAGCTTTTTGCGAGTGACACTAAACACCTTGTAGATGTCCAGCAGCGAAGTCTTGCCGTCCGCGTCTAGGATCTGCCCATTCAGGGCACCCATTCGCTGGAATTCGTGCGTTGCATCCAACTGGCGACGGGCCTTCGCCAATCGCTTGTTGACCACATCCTGCACCGCCTGCAACTCGGTGCGGGTGCCAAAAGCACGAATGCCCTGGATCTCATCCGCCTTGATGGTGAAGCGCTCCGGCAGATGCACGGTGTTGAATGGGATCAACGTACGCTTAGTCCCCGCTACCACCAGCCCCGACGTACCACGCTCACCCGCCGGCACCAGGGCCAGGGTGTCGCCGTCCTTCTCGATCTGCACGGTCAACGTGCTGATGCCCTCTTCGCGGAACAGGCCAAGGCTGCTGATGCGCCCGGGCAGATATTCCTGCTCGTTGATCGCAGCAGTCAGCGAGGAAACGGAAAACGCATCGTCGTTAAAAATCTCAATGTCAGCCATGAAGCTATCTCCAGAAAGCAAAAAACCCGCAAAGGCGGGTTCGGTAAACGAGGGTGAATCGTCTTAGCGGACTATCACGAACTGATTGGCGAGGGCCTTCTCGGCAGCTGGGTCCAGCCCGGTAAGGTGTGCTTCGCTGACTTCCGCCTGACGTACAACGGCCCGGCCGCGACGGACCAGATCCGACTCACCCAAAGGGCCATAGAGGATGGCTTGGGCGTTTTCGCTGCCGTCTTCGGCGGTCGGGTTGTAGGGGGCAAACTCACCGGTAGCCACCACCAGGCCGAGGATCTGCCCCGGCTCCAGGGCTGGCCCAGCCGCCACGTTAATGGCTTCGCGGGAAATCGTGCCGGCACCTTCGGACAGTAGGAACTCACCCGCATGCATCGGCTCGCGTTGAATGGTCATGGTCTAACTCCTTTTGCTGATGGGTTTTGTGCGGCCTGGCGAGCGGCCCAGATAGTGGGCTGATCAATCTGCTTGGCCTGCACTTTTTGAGGCTGGTCAACTTCCAGCGGTAGGCTGCTGTCAATCTCAAAGCCCTTGCCGCTGGTGACGATCTTGTCGAACAGGCGCGCCCGCACTGCAGCCACATCCAGGCCAGCCGCCACATACTCGACGCTGAATTCAGGAAGTCGGGCGGCCACACAAAGGTCATTCACCGCCTTGGCCCGTGCCAGGCCGGCCAGCACGATCTCTTCGCTTTCGAGCCCGGTCGATTCGAGCAGCGGCGCTACCAGGTTGCTGATACCGGCTGTGGAGCAACGCTGAGCAATCATCAAGGCCAACTTGGCCGAGTCGACCACAGGCGGTGCTACCGGAGCGGGTGGCTCAATGGGCTCATCGTCCGGGTCTGCCTCAGGCGGCTCGTTGAGCTGGGCTCGGAGATCCGCTGGGGCATGCTGGTAACGCTGCATCACCCCGCCCTGTCCCAGGCACGCCTTGACCTTCACGCCGTCGCCCACTTCATCGGCCAGCCCAAGGGCCACTGCTTCATTGGCGGTAAGCCAGGTTTCGGCATCGACCAAGCGCCGCAACTCAGCCTCATCAATCTCGGTGGCCTTCGACTTGTAGGCCGCGATAATCGCCTCAACGGTCTGGTCGAGTGCATCGGCTACCTTGCGGAAATCCTCGGCATCGCCAGAGGCGTAGGTCCAAGGGTTGTGGATCATCATCATGGCGTTGGCCGCGATCACCACCCGGTGCGCGCCGCACACCGCCACACTGGCCGCACTGGCTGCCAGGGCATCAACCCGCCCGGTGCAGCGTTCGCCCAGGCGCCGCAAGGCGTTGTGCATCGCCAGGCCGTCGAACAGGTCTCCACCGATGCTATTGAAGGCGGCGATCACCGGCGTCACGCCGTCATCCATGGCACGCAGGTCCTGCACAAACTGGTTGGCTGTCACGCCCCAGGTGCCAATCTCGCCGTAGACAAACACCTCAATCACACGCTCGGTGGTTTCGCCACTGGCCAGCACGGTGTACCAGCTTTCATCTTTGACTTTCACCCGCTCGCCGGCGCGGTTGTAAATGCGCGGTCGCGCTTTCTTGCTCATGGTTGCTCCTTGTCGTCGTTGGTGACGACTGCGTCGAGAGTGTTGTAGTTGAGGCGCAAGTAAGTAGCCCGAGCGAGATCTGCGGCGTTTTCGGCATCGACCGTCTCAGCGTCATAGCCGGTGCGCAGCACCATTTCGCTACGAGAGGCAAAGCCTGCCTGGACTTCCATGCGCCGCGCCTGCACGTCCTGCACTGGCTGGATGTAAGCCCAGCCTTGTGGAATCCACCGGGTACGCAGGAATTCGCGGCGGCGTTGCGTGTAGTCGTCCAGCACCAACACACCCGACAACACCGCCATGTCCATCCAGGCGGCCCGCACCGGGCGGCAGAGCTGGTGCACGTACACCCCGAATTGCAGCTGTTCAAGGCGGCGCCGAAACTCGTTGAGCACCACCCGCAGCGCGCGGTCGTTCACCTCGCGCATATCGCCGGTGAGGATCTCGTAGGGCGTCCCTGTCCCAGCGGCGGCGGCCATCAATTGCTGCCGCATAAAGTCCGGGTAGTTATTGCCCGCGTCCGGCGGCTTGGAAAACTCGACCTTCTCGCCGGCCCCCAGCTCCTGCATGGTGCCGGGCTCAAGCGCGACCATTGGAGTGAAGCCATCATGATCCAGACTCAATGGCTGGCCGGTGACCGGGTCCCGTGGCACTGGACCAGAGTCCGGCGCCGGGCGGCTGATGAAACCGGCGAACAGGTTGGCCACCTCCTGGCGGAACAACACGGCATCGTCGTAGTTGTCGAGGCTGCGCAGGCGCTTGAGCACCGGCGACAAACGCGGCACGCCACGCAACTGGCCCGGCTCGACCGGTTCAAAGATGTGCAGCACCTGAGCGGCTGGCACTCGCACCAATTGGTTGTACCCGGCGTTCAGCGACGACGCGTCGCGCGGGTGCGACAGGTACATCCAATAGGCAACCCGCTTGCCGCCCGGGGTGAACTCGATCCCCGCACGGATGACGTTCCCGGCCTTGGTGGTTTCGAACTTGTCATGCGGCACAAACTCCGGGGCAAGGATCTGGATCTGCAACGGAACCGCGAGACCTTCGTCCAGGCCTCGAGGCCGCAACCTGACAAAACACTCACCCGAGGTTTCCACCGTGCGGGCTACCAGGGCCTGCTGGCCGTAGAAGTCGGTACGCTCGTCCGCGTCCGACTCATCGACCCAGTCCTCCCAGAGCTCCTGCAGTAATTTGCGCAGGGGGGCGTCATCGGTTTTCGGTCTCGGCGTGATGCCGGTACCGATCAGGTTGCTAACGCGCTTATCGATCACGTTGTAGGCATACGGGTCATTACGAACCGCTGCCCGCGAACGCGACCGCAAATTGCGCAGCGCCGGGGTATTGATACTGTTGATCCCGTTGTCGGGAGCATCCCAGCCAGTGGACCGCCGGCCCTCCCCGGCGCCTTCGTAACTGGCCTTGATATTCGACGGCAGCACAAAGCCGTTGCGGGTCAACGTCGGAAAGTGGCGGGCCATTAGAGTCCCTTGCCTCCGTGATAAAGCCGAGCCACCCGAGAGCGCGGCCCGGCAGAATTGACGAGCGACGTTCGGATTTGATCGCGAGCCGTGAGCAATTCGTCGATGGATCGGTACTCCACGGTGCGGTCGCCGTAGCGCACGGTTTTCTCACCGCGAGCAATGGCCGCCTCAACCGCGTCGAGGTGCTTTTGGGTAAAGGACATATCAGCGTCTCTTCAGATAACCGCTGGTGGAGCTGCGGCGTGGAGGGGGTACAGCGGCTCGCGGCTGTGCAATGGGTACAACGGCCGGTGGTGCCGGTTGTGACTGTCGAGCGACCGTTGGAGCGGGCGTTTCGTCCGTGCTTCGGCGTTCGCCTTGAGACGGCGTGGATGCCGGCACATCGTCGAACAAGCCAGACTGAGCCAACGCCTGGCGAACGCGCTCCCAGTCATGTTCCTGGTAGCGGTTGATCCCCAGGTAATGCGCCATAGCCAGGCAGTACACCATCAGGTCGAGTGCTTCGTTACGCTCGGCCTTGCCCTTGACCCATTCGATGCGCTTGTAGCCTTTCACGTAGCGAGCGACCTTGCGCTCAGCCACGCACTGGTCGAAGAACTCGTCGGGCAGGTCATTAGCCAAATGCAAGGCACCCGGCCCGCTGTCGAACGGATAGCGGTTATAGATCCAATCCTTCGCGGTGTCGGTACCGACAAACCAAAGCTCAGCGCCGTTGCGTTCGGTCTGACCCCTCCAGGTCACGTCGACCATGGATGGCCGCTGAGCGATGACCGGGCGACCTGGCTTACTTGCGCCCTTGATGGCGAAGACGTTTCGCCAGCGGCGAAGCCGGCAGAACTGGTAAACCTCGTCCGTGTGATGACCACCGGAGTCAACGCCCGTCGCCAGGATCGCCAGACCGACACCACACGGATGTCGATAGCGCTCCTTGAGTTTCTCGTCGAGCACTGACCAGGTGCGGTCATCTGCCGGGTCGCCCCAAATCACCTGGTGATCAATCACCCAGCGCTCCATGCCGACACCGAACCCCGTCACCATGAGCTCCAGGCGGTTGGCCTGTACGTCGACCGCAGCGGTCAGCATCAGCACACCGGCGGGCATGGATCCGAGGCCATAGGTTTCGAGGCGTGCCCGATCCCGTAGCACATGGGACTTGGTTTGCTCTTGTGCGCTGTCCCATACCTTCGCCAAACGGGTGTTATAGAACACCTGCATCGGCTCCAGATCGCCCTTGGCCTGGGCCTTCTTGGCCTTCTCGAACTGCCGCGCCAACGTGCGCCAGTCCATCCAGCCCGGCGGTGAGTACAGGGCGTTCAGGTGAAAGCCAACCGTCTCTCCGTCGCCCTCGGCGTGGGATCGCCACTCACCGTGGGCCAGCATCCAGCCCTTGTGGTGTTCCTCGATCAGCACATCACACTCAGGCCCGGAGCACTGGTAATGCACCACCTTGTAGTCCTGGGAGTAATGCAAGCTCTCCCACTCCAGTACCTGCATGTGCTGGCAATGAGGACACGGCACGTAGAAGTAACGCTGATCGCTGGACTCAAAGAGGTCGCTGATCCGCGAGGCGCCCTTGATCGTCGGCGAGCTGGAGAAGTAGAACTTGGCATTGCGGCCAAACGTACTGCCCCGGGTTTCCGCCAGTTCGATTGGATCGCCCTCCTCACCCACGTCGACCTCCCAGCGATCCACCTCATCGCCGTACACATAGCGAGCCGACAGTTCTGCCAAGTTGGCCGCAGAGCCTGCGGTAGTGACGTACAGCGAACCGCCTTCAAACTCCTTGGTGTCCATGGTGTTGCGTGAGTCGCGTGAACGGCTCGACGCGACACGCTCACGCAGGACCGGCGTAGCCTTGATGGTCTTGCTGATCCGTGACGACACCCGCTTCGCCAGGCCCAGGCTCGGCAACAGCGTAAGGATGTTGGACGGCGCCATATGGATCAGCCCACCGATCCAGTTCAGCGCGATCTGGGTTTTCATCAACTGCGAGGCCACCATGGTGACCACGCGCTTGCACGGGTGAGCCGGTGACAGGCAGCGCATGGGCTCCCGGGCGTAAGGTGTCCGAGAGGTCCGGTACTGGCCCGGCTCAGCGGCGCCGGTGTCGCGGGGGATGCGCATGAACTCATCCGCCCATTCATCAATCCACACATCCGGGTCAGGCTGCAGGCCACGAAAGTAGGCCTCGCGGTAAACCTCTGCGCCGTCAGGTCTGGCCAGGTTCATTGACTACCTCCCAGTTGGTTTCAAGGGTGTGGCCAAAGTCCTCCGCAGACATGCGGCTGGCCTCTTCCAGCCTTGTGCGCAGGGCTGCCGTGAGGTGCCTTTCGATCTCCCAGGGGTCGGTCATCGCGGCAAGCTCAGGCGCGAGCTGCGGCGGCATACCCAACAGCGTGTCGCGCAGCATGCGGCCGGCGTTGTAGGCGCCGGACTGCACCGCTGTGACCTCCACCGTCGAGCCCTGGACCTTGTTAAATTCCGCCTCGGCCAGCTGGGCCAGGTAGTACTCGCGGTGAGCGCGGGCCTTTTGAAAGTCTGGCTGCTTGCCCGGCGCGGTAGCCAATGGCTGCGGCGCAGCCGTGGAAGTCGGCTCGGCAAGAGGAGTGAGCTGGCTGTGAACGTCGCGCTGGACTCGATCCTGTTGATGGCGAGCCGAGACAGCGGCCTTGCTCGGGTCAGCGGTTTCGGCAATGAGGGCTTGGGTGGCCAGGACATCGACCTTTTTGCCATCGGGCGAAAGCACCAGGCGGTTGTTATCTTTCAGCCAGGTGATGTAACTCGGTGACCTGCCGATGCGAGCCGCGAAGGCGCTCTTTGACAGGTAGGTTGGTTCTGTCATGAGCCCTCCTTTTTCAACGGCTTTTCAATGAGACCTTTCAATTTCAATGGATTGAATTTCAGTAAGCTGGCAGCCCTGCCGCTAACGCTTTCCCGCGGGTTTCCGACCCCGTGTCCTTGGGCGACTTCCAGGGTCCCCGGAAGGTTTTCGGCGCACCATTTTGATGCACAGCCTTGAAAGCCCCGTATTCCGTGGGTTCCAAGGCTCTAGCCCTGCCCTTCGCTCGAAGGAGGGACATCGCACACCCCCAAACGCTTGGCTGCCCAACGCTCATACAACCCGATGGCTACATCGGCTCCGGCCATCGCAGTCAGGCAACCAATCGCCGAAGCCGCCCAGATGGATACGCCGGCAGCGTGCAACAACATCATGGTGGACAACCCGCACCCAATGCAGGCACCGGACCGAAGCGCCAAGCGCCGCACTAAGGGCCAGCCTCGCACCCCGGCCTTGTCCGCTCGCCACATCTCACCGGACACGCCGCCGACCAGCGACAGCATGATCAGCATCCATACCGGCATATCTACAAGAGCCTGCTGCTCGTTCGTCATCGCCCTACCCCATAAACGCAAAAACCCGGCGCAAAGGCCGGGTTCAGTGTGGTGGTGTGTCCCGCTGCTTGCGGTCGCACCTATCGAAGATGACTACTTTTTACAGGTCGATTCCGGTGGCAGCAAGCCTGTTTTAATGCCACCCGGTGAATGTCTGGTGAACGCCTAGGCAATGTCGGCGAATATCTTTATTTCGGCTATCAGCGCCTTTGGCGCTGTCCTACCTGTCCCACCTATATTGAGTCAGGTAGGACAGCTACAGGCCCCGAGATTAAAGGCTGTGCCTCACTGTCCTACCTTTACTTATCCTTCCTCGTGTAAAGAGAGAAAGCTAAAAGCACGCGTGCGCGCCCGTGGCGCGTATGGACGCCCGCTGCGCTTACACATGTGTGTGTGTGTGACGTGCGGGAAGGTCGGACAGTAGGACAGACCATAAAAGACGTGGCCCGCGCTTGTCCAACTGCACTCATTTGCAGTTGGACAAGGCGAGACAGTAGGACAGCAAGGAACGGAGCTAGGGCAAGGATCAAGCAGCCTTCCCCATCAGCAACACACCAATGCAAAGGTGAGCGTCATGCAGGCGCTGGTAGTAGGTGTCGCGACCACAACCGCAATGGGCATAACGCAGTGCCATGTTGGAGTCGTGGTTGCAGTAGTGCTCGCGCACGACCAACGCCAGCTCTGCATCCAGGTGCTTAGTCACGATCAGCTCCATGTCGAGCGAGCCCTCCAGTGGCGCCTTACTTGCACGCCTGCCGCGACTGAGCTGGCCGTTGCTCTCCATCATCATCGCGACCATGTTGCCGCCGGCGAGCCCACCGCTGGATAGATCGCTGTGTAGCTCATGGGCCCAAAGCCGCAACAGCACATCGATCTCCTTAATCAAAACAAGGCTCCTCGATCTTCTCGACCACCAGCGCCGAGTGCCGGCCCCACGTCTCAGGCTTCTTGTAGGCCCAAGGTCGAACCCCACTCTTGGCCAACGCGGGCTGCCGCACCTTGCGCCACCCCAGGCGATGCATGATCGCGCCGACACGCATCTGCTCCGGCTTGCCCCAATGTCCGAAGTCCAGCTTCAAGGCTCCGGCCAAGATCTCGCTGCCAGTGGCGGTTTCACCGATCTGCGACTCCTCCAACCAGGTGAGGATCGGGCCCTCCCATTCATCCACCACAAAGCGCTCTTCCTGGGCCTCAGCGAACAGGGGCGCCTCATCTCGAACAACCCACCAGATATCCCCCGCCAAGTAGCAGAACATCGCCT